ATTGTTTGCCACTAAGCCCCATTTCACCTAAAGCATAATCAATATCTTTATCAATGCCTGGATTCATATATCCCGAAACAATTTGATTTTCTCCCCAAACAGATTCTTTATTTAGTTTAGGTATATCGCCATTGCGAGATGCTTTGGCGCCGGCTAATGCTATAGAGAATCTATATTGTAAATATGCATTTTGATTCTGTAACTCTGGTATTACCCAAGTAGATGGTAACGGATTAGCAATTCGTTGTGGCAAATTGCTTTGCTCTGTTATAAATTCTTTTGCTCTCATATTATTACTAGATTTTCAGTTTCTAAATTGAAATTATTTTCTGTGTCTACTATTAGAGGATCAACTGAGCCGTCAGTAAGCAAGTCCAATCCAGGAACAGGAACTCCTGTCCAAGTAATCTGTGCAGATATAAAGTGAAAGATTGTAGTGTCTATCAATGGATTAACTAATATGCGAACATTTGATTCAAAAATATCCAAATCATAACCAGTTAAAACATTACCAAAAAATAATGTACTGTGTCCAATCCATGTTAAATCACTGCCGTCGTTAACTACAGATACATTTAATGTAATGTTTTCAGTGTCGGTTGAGGAGGTATCATTAGAATTAATCTGAATAATGCCCTGTGTAAAAGTTTCAATTGGGGTTGTAAATATAACTTGTCCAGCAGTATCTCCAGTAGAATATGCATTTGAAGTGAAAAATCCAGTACTGAATAACTGTGTAAAATTATTGTTAATCTTTGCAAAGGCTGTGCGTAACGGATCGCCTTCCCCATCATTGGGTTGTGCGCCTATATTGATTATTTCTTGAGTCATGTCTAAATCCTAAACTATAGTGTATTTATCACTATTTATGGATTAGTTAGATTCATCCCATAGCTTTTTTTGAATCTGATACCACTCAATCCAACCGGCATACTTAGCAGCACATTCATGGTAAGTGGCATAATTTTTAACTACACTTTTAGTAAAATCAACTATTGTGACGGAATCTCCTTCAATTTTCTCTAATTGTTTGGGGCAACCCTCTAATAAAGTAGCAGGGGCCTCTGGAAATTTAGGGGTTAACGGCACAGGAGTACTGCAAGATGCTAATAAAACAGTAAATAGTATAATTAAATATTTCATTTTGTTGCTTGATGCGGGATAGTTGCTGCTTCGTTTACTGATTTAAGTATAACTTGCGGTATAGCAGGGCATGTTTCAATATATTTGATAACCTCATTATCTTTTACTACTTCTTTGTCAAGATACCTGATAATATCTTGACCTTTGGTCTTTATATATGCTGTCTTGGTGATTACCTTTTCTACAATTTTTACAGTTTCTGCTTGGCTTTGCACTTCTTTTTGTGCTAGTTTAGCTTCTACCTCTTTAACTTTTAACTGCCAAGATTCTTCATTAGACAAACCACCTTCTATATACAACGAAAACGATAATAATAATATACTAATAATTCTTATAGGGAATATGTACTTTTGTATTAAAGGAATCATGCCCAAAACAAAGCCGGCTATTGTACCCAATATACCGGCTATAAGCAATAGATGAAATACCCAGTTAGGTAAGAATGATATTGTCCACATTTAGATATTTATCTTTATTGAAATACATATCATCAATTAGCCAATTATAGTAGTTTTGAAACCCTTCTTCTACGTCAACTTTAGGATCATATCCAAAATCTTGTCTAGCAGCATCAATATTCAATGCACCACGACTTGGGAAATCAGCATCCTTGCTTCTAACTTCTAACTGACCTCCACCTGCTAAACTCAATGCCATCTGTGCAGCCTTAAGTAAGGTAACACTATGACTCTTTGTAATATTGTATGTTTTGTTTTCTGTATTGTTACTTAATGCCGCAGCAACAATTCCATCAGCAGCATCATCTACATAGGTAAAGTCTAGTGTCTCTTTCTCACCGTTGATTTTCAATACTCCACCGCGCATAGCAGTAAGTAAGAATTTACTAATAACCCTATCTTCAACATCTAACGGTCCGTATACTGCACTCGGGCGAATGATAGTGTGTACAAGATTAGTTCTGCGAGAATAATCACGAACCAGCCATTCACCTGCTAGTTTCATTATACCATATTGACCCTGTGGTTTGCAAATAGCATCTTCTTTTACATCATCAGTAAAGTCTCCGTATACCATACTGCTACTCATATAGATGAATTTGCGTACTTCGTATTTGTTGCAGGTTTCTAACAAGTTAAGTAACCCTTCACTCATGGTACGACTTCCCAATGCCGGGTTACTATTGACAACTTTCTGTCTAGGAAAGCTAGCCATGTGAATTACAATTTCAGGTGCTTCAATATTAAATATTCCATCTATATCTTCAGCATTTGAAATATCGTTGACATAAACAAAACTATTATTACCAATCTTCTTTTCTCGTTCGCTTATAAGATAATCAATTTCAGCTTGAGGAATAATACCATAGTTAGTTTTGTTATCAACTATTGAAACTTGATGTCCTAATTGTTGTAAACGGGATACTACATTGTGTCCGATAAGTCCCAATCCTCCCGTAACCAAAATACTTGTCATATTTTCTTCCATCCTTTTATTGAGTTTGCTTTACCGGTAATAACTTTTGATAGGTGTGCTCTGTTTAGATTAAACCTATCAACTAATTCTTTTCGTGTTGATTTAATTAGTTCACCGGTTTTAATATTTTGAAAGGTGTATATAGTTTGGTCTGTCATTTTTTCAATTCTAGACCTTCTAATACTTTCGTTGCTCCAATTGTCAATAGCAGCCGCTCTTTTCTTTTCTTTGACTGCCTCTCTATTTTGAACTTCTGTTTGAAGTAAACTTTGTTTTTCTCGTAGTAACGGATCACTCCAAGTCTTTTTACTAGATGCTTTTAATTTTGCTTTAGTTGACGGATCAGCCAGTGTTCGTTTACTTGTTTTGCTAATTTTGCTTTTTACTTCCGGTTTGTTTAGTGATTCTTTTATAGACATTATTCGTTTTTTTCTTGACTCAGTATTAGTCCAGGCAATCCTTGATTTATCACCAATCTTTTTCTTATCTTCTTCCGAAAAAATATATCCCCCACCGCCATCGCCCTCCTCAATTCTCAAGTTTGCCCATAATTTATTTCCCATTGTATCTTTAGCACTAACTACATCCCAAAGATTACTATAATACCTACCCCATATTTTAATTTCATCTTTTTTAGTTGTTTGTAGTAATATCATAGTTGTATGTATTTTACCATGGGTAGTCAAGTGTCTACGCCAATATGTCCCTGAACCAGGATAGGTAAAAGGGTCAGTTTTAGTATATCCCAAATACTTTAATCCAGTAATACTATGTTCCTTTACATACAATGAATAAACCACCATAACTTTTCTCCTGTGTTATAATGTATTTATGCCTATCCAATCCACCTGTTACTAATATATTCATTTATACTTTAACTTCCAAAATACATAATCTTTTGATTTCAAAAAGGCATTAATAGAGTATGCATATCCATAATTGGTATGTACTACGCATTCAATTATGTCTGATTCAGTTGTCATACTGCCATAGTTGCTTTGATAGCAGTATAGCACTTGTAATCAACTAACTCAATATCGTTCGGTGAAAAATCATCTATGTTTTTAATAGTATGATTAATCTTCAATGTAGGTAGTGGTAATGGTGCACGGCTTAATTGTTCTTTAACCTGTTCAACATGATTAGTATAGATATGTGTATCACCTGTACTAATGACTAATTCAGCAACACCCAAACCACATACTTGTGCTATTAAATGAGTGAATAACGCATAGCTAGCAATGTTAAAAGGTAAGCCAAGAAACACATCCACACTACGCTGGTACATATGGCAAGATAGTTCTTTGTTCTTGTTGACATAGAATTGGCATAATACATGACATGGTGGTAGTGCCATTTGATCTAACTCACCTGGATTCCACGCAGTGAGTATATGTCTACGACCATTGGGGTCTTGTTTGATACCCTCTACTAATATTTTTAGTTGGTCTACTTCTTTATGATGTACACTACCTTTACGGTTGTACGTAGAGCCAAACTCATCCATAAAGACTTCACTCTTGTGTATTACGGGAGTAAGCCAATGTCTCCATTGTACTCCGTATACACGACCCAAATCACCATCAAACTTAGCTTTAGGTTTCCAGTAACTGGCTAGTGCGTTTGGGGTCCAGATAGTAGTGACACCATCACGGGTGCCATGTGTTAGTTCTGCCAATCGTCGTTCATCTCGGCTGCCCTCAATAAACCAGAGTAGTTCACCTACACACGCTTTCCAAGCAAGTTTTTTAGTAGTGACGGCTGGAAAGCCCCTACGCAAATCAAATTTTAACTGTCTGCCAAATACTGATAATGTTCCTACTGAAGTCCTGTCATCTTTTGTTTCTCCGTTAGTTAGAATGTCTTGTAATAATTCTAAGTATGGTTTCATAAGTTACCTAGTAATTTATCTGTTTCGGGTTGAACGGCGTCAGCAATACTTTGAACATTTAAAATAAACTCAACACCAACGATAGAGTCATCCAACTCTTGTAACTTTCTACTTACAATTTCTTCTATCTGTTCCGGATCCACTCCTTGACTAAAAAACTTTTCAATATTAATAGTATGTTGTTTTTTACCATTAAGTTTAACTATCAATTTCTTGATAAATTCTACTGGTATTTTATTTTTCTCAACATCTTCAAGTATATGTTCCCACTTTTCTATGAATTCTGGACTCATTATGCACTAACTTTTGCTTTCTTTACTTTAGGTGTAGGTTCAGCCACAACTGGCGCTTCAACTACAACTGACTTCTTTGTTGTCTTTGATTTCTTGACTGCTGGTGGAGGATCCATCTCATTAGCTTGTTTCATTAAAATTTCACTTTCAACTAATAATCCTTTAGCCTCAGCCGCCATCTTTGCAGCCTGGTAACGCAAATTATGTGCAATTGCATTATCACCTAATGCACTATTGCCGCTGGCTAGTAATGGTGCGGTTTCTGGTACTTTTGCATTCTGTGTTTTATTTTCACGTTGTCTACGTGCTATCTCTGCTGGAGTTTGCATTCCCCTGCTTTGATCAATATCAGCCATGCGTTTAACCGCATCTTCTCCTTGTTTCATCTCAGTTAAAATTTTATTAAGTTCATTTAATTTGATTTTAGTTTGAGGATTAGGGGTGACCATAATACTTTCTGTCTTTACTTTCTTTAGTAAACCTTCACGATGCAATGTTTGCAATATTGGATTACCATCTAAACCTAAGGTGCGGTGTAATGCATCAGACAATGATTCAGCGTGTTGTCCAATATCACTTTCAATACAACGTATCAATGGATCGTGGATGTGTTGATTTAGTGTTTCTGTATATGTTACAAGACACATGTGGGGTTCACCTGGAACCTCACGAAAAATGATAGCGACCTTACGATCACCTTGTTTACCGACATGTTTTAAAAAACTCATAAATTATTCTCCTTGAGTACATAGATATTTAATATCTAATATACTCAACGAAATATTTTTATGAGTATTATTGGGTCAATGAGTCAAGCATTTTGTAATGCTCATATGCTTGCACAACCGCAGGTGTAGTATTCCTGCTCTTAGGAGATACTTCTATCCAAACATCATTACTCAATCCAGGATGAATGAAACTATTCCCCAAACTTGCAACGTTTCTTGGCTGGTGAATCTTTCCGCTAGTATACAAATATTTTGCAAGTTCCTCTACTTCATCCCATGGCTTCACTGCAATATTATAGTCGGCGGGTCGGGGTGAAGTAA